ATTAGTGAATACTAATATAGATTTTGCTAGTTTTATATTGCAACTTTACAATTTAGATTTACTATTTAAAGATTTTAAAAATAGTGATTTAATGGGTGAGTTGCAAAAGCAAGATAAAAAATATCTTGAAAAAATAATAAATCAAAATGATGAAATATTAAAAATCCTTAAAAGAAAGGAGGAAAATATGAAAGAAGATATTTCAAAAGAATTAGCTAAAAAAACAGAAGAAAAAATAAAAGAAATACTAGAAAGTGATATAACCCCTAATAACTTAGAGAGTTTATATCAACTTGTTGATATTTTAAAAGATACAAAGGAGGTAGAAAGTATGAACTACGGAAATTACGGAAATTATGGTAATTACAGTGGAAGAGGAGCTGGATATGATTCATATGGCAGAGGCGGATATGGAAACTATGGAAACTACGAAGAATATGGTGAATATGGTAGAGGAAGTTATGGACGTAGAGGAGTAGACAGTAAATATAGAGGACACGATTATTTAGAAAGAGCATATAATGATTACGGCCGTTATGAGGAAAGTCGCGAAAAATATGGTGCAAATGAAGGTAGTATTCAAAGTTTAAAATATATGCTTGAAAGTCTTGAAGATTTTGCTAAATATTTAAAAGAAAATGCACAAACACCAGAAGAAGTTCAAATGGTTAAACAAACTGCTCAAAGAATAGCACAAATGTAATATGAAATATTTTTATTATAATGCAAATAGCCATAATAACTTTATTGACGATTGTTTTCCTAGAGCATATTCAGTAGTAATGGATTTAACTTGGAAAGAAGCATATAGAGAATTATGCAAAAGTGCAATGGAACAAGGTCAAATGATAGATAGTGCAACATTTGTCAGAAATTTTTTAGACAATAATTTCAAAAGAATACCTTATAATGAAATGTATATAGGAGAATTTGCAGAAAATCACCCTGTTGGAAAATACTTGATTACTACTAGGGGGCATATAACTGCTTGTGTTAATGGCTACATTATAGACACTTGGGATTGCACTAATAAAAAAATTGAATATGTATGGAAAATAGAATAATAATGTGTTATAATTAATTAGGGGAGTACCACAACTACTCCCCTAATACTTTGTTGTGGGAGGTATTTTTATTATGACAAAAAGAATTGATATGCAAGGCAATAAACTTGCTCAAAAACATGGACTATCACATACTAGACTACATAGAATATGGCATAGTATGTATTGCAGATGTTATTATCCATCTACTAATCAATATAAAAATTATGGTGGAAAAGGGATAAAAGTTTGTGAAGAATGGCAACATATAGAAGGATTTATTAATTTTTATAATTGGGCTATTAATAATGGATACGATGAAAAATTAACATTAGATAGAATTGATAATGAAAAAGATTATTGCCCTGAAAATTGTAGATGGTCAACTCCAAAATTCCAATCCAATCACAAAACAAATAATGTTATATATACATTTAATGGCAAGGCACAAACTGCTAAACAATGGTGTGATGAATATGGAATAAGTCATACTACATTATATGATAGATTAAAACGAGGCTGGACATTAGAACAAGCATTAACTATTTCAACCAAAGGAACACATAGAAAAGTTTTTAGATAGAGAAGTAGAGAATGTTTGGCTTGTTAGTTAAAGGACACAATTTGTCCTTTTTTTATTGCTTTTTGACATTTATAATTAATCGTGTTAGAATTAAATTAGAGTTCGAGGGAACTCCTATAATGAATCTCACGAGTTCGTGGCTCGTTAAACTAACGATAGGAGGAAATTATGAAAAGAGAAGATTTAGACTTTTTGGAAAATGAACAAATTGATAAGGTAATGGCTTTATATGGAAAAGCAATTACAAAAAAAGATAAGGAAATAGAAACTTTGAAATCTAACAAAGAAGAATTGGAAAATAAGGTTACTACTTACGAAACTAAAATCAATGAGTTTAATGAAAGTTCTAAAGACAATGCTGATTGGAAATCTAAATATGAGGAGTTGCAAACCTCAATTAAAGAACAAGAAGCAAAGAAAAAAGCCGAAGAAGAAGATAAGATATTAACCGATAATATCAATGCTTTATTTGAAGGCAAAAAATTCACTAGTGACTATGCAAGAAATGGACTTTTAAATGATATTAAAACAGGATTAACTAAACCTGAAAACAAAGGTAAAGGTATTCAAGATTTATTCAATGAATTAACAAAGGATAAAACTGATATATTTGCTAATCCTAATCAAATGAAAGACATGACAGGCATGGGAGATAGTGAAGAAAATAATGATACAAAACAAATGCCAATTATGTGGTAAAAGAAAGGAATGATTAATTATGGCAAGAATAGATTCTTTATCTATTGCGTTAAGAACAACAGGAAAAGACAAACTTGCTGAAGAATATGGAAAAGTTATTGAAAACATTCAACATATTACTTTAGCATCAAGATTAAAAAACCAAGACCTTAGCGGAGATCCTACAAGTGGAACTGTTGAGGCAAAAAGATTTGTTAATGTAAGTGGAAAAGCTTACGGAACTGCAAGAGCAAATGGTAAAGGTGATTATATTAAAGCTGAACCAGTTGTAATTGCTATCAATGACGATACTGAATATATCGAAGAAGTTGAAGAAAAAGATATTAAAACTTATGGTGTAGGAGGACTTATTGAAAGAAGAACTCGTAATCATCAAAATGCTTTAGCTGTAGAATTAGATACTAAATTCTTTACAGAAGCAAAAACTGCTGGAACTCAATTTACTCCAAGTGCAAGTGCAACTGCTGTTGAAGATGAAATGGAAGAGGCAATTCAAACAATTGAAACTACTAGAAATGATTTTGTTCAAGGTGTACCTCGTAACATGATCGAAATAATTATGAGTCCTGCTTACTATGGTAAGTTAAGAAATAAAATTAATAGTATTTCTAACTCAAATAATTTAGGCGTAGTTCCTAACTATGAAGAAGGTACATTTAACAATGTTCATGTTTATTCAAGTGTGTTCTTACCTGCAAACACAGATTATATCGTAATGGTAAATGGAGCAGTTGCTCAACCTGTTATGACTTCAATCTATAATCCTGAAAAAGTACAATTAAGTGATGCTACTGCATTCGGTTTATTTGCTTACAAAGGAACAAAAGCAGTTACTCCAGATTTAATTATTTATAAATAATTTGAGGTGTTAATATGAAATTCAAACAAATTAACACAGGAGTTATATTAGAAACAAATAATGAATTTGTTATAGAACAATTAAAAAAATCTGCTGATTATGAAGAAGTAAAATTACTTTCTAAAGAATCAAACGAAGAAAAAGTTGAAAAGAAAAAAAATAAATAATAAAGGAGGGCATATATGGAATTTAACGGACAATACCTAACTTATGAAGAATATAAAGTTTATGAAGAATATAAAGTCTTAGGTGGAACGCTAGACCTTATGCCTTTTAATCTATTAGAATTTGAAAGTAGAAGACAAATTGATATTAGAACTCAAAATAGACTTAAAGATATTGATAGTACGGATATTCCACAAGAAGTAAAATTGTGTGAATATAGAATGATAAATAGTATAAATAATTATTGGGAAACAACGAACAATATTACTAGCAATGGAAATGTTGCTAGTGAGAATACCGATGGTTATTCAATAAGTTATGTTACGGCAAGTCAAATCCAAGATATTATAAAATCAAAAAGTGTTGAGCTTAATGATATTATAAGAGAATACTTAATTGGTGTTGTAGTTAATGGACAACATATTATGTATTTAGGAGTTGACTAATGATAACTAATTCGAGTGTAACTATTTATCATCAAAATGGGTTAGATGTTGCAACTCATTTAGAGAAATGGACAAGATATAACTATGATAAAGTGTGGTTCTTCGGTGGTAAAGGTGCAAGCATAAATAAGGGATATGAAAATGCTAATGATGTAAATGTCCGCATTCCTTATGGACAGAATGAGGGTTTACAAATTGGAAACTTCTCGATAGGTGATATCGTAGTGCAAGGCACTTTAAATATAGATATAAACACACAACAAGATTTAAGTAATTATGATATTTATAATATAACTAGCATAACGGATAATAATTTTGGAAATTCAAGGCATATCCATCTTGGTGGAAAATAATGGAAGTTAAATTTAAACCTGTCGGAGAAATTAAGGCACGATTAGGAATAGAACCTAATGGAAGAGTACAAAGATACTTTCAAGACGCTTGCTATCGTTATATGGACAAATATGTGCCAAGAGAAGATGGCAACTTACGAAAAAATGTTGATTTAAGTAATCCTAATTATATTGTTTATCAAAGTCCTTATGCACATTATATGTATGAGGGTAAAGTAATGGGACCGAATATTCCAATTAAAAATAAAGCAGGTGAAGTGACTGGATATTTTTCTCCTAAAGGTAAACCAAAACATTATACAGGAGAAGATATTGTTTATCACACTGCTGGAACAGGTGACCATTGGGACGAAAGAATGAAAAGTGCCGAAATGGACGATTTGGTTGAAGAAGTACAAAATTTTGTTAATCGAGGTGGAAGATGAATTACGAAGATACTAGAATTTCAAAATTACGAAATTATTTGATTAGTGTTATCCGCACTCTTACTAACAATCAAAAATTTCAAATCAATGCTGATATGCTAAGTAATAAAGTAGATAATTACTCACTTGATAAAATACCAACGGCTAGTGTAGTTATGGCATGGATATGTGGTATTGAGATACACAGAGATGTTTATTCATTTAGAAGTAGAATGGCTTATTCACAAGATACTATTAATAATTTAAAAAATATTGGATTCTTTGAAGAATTTGAAAATACAATAAAATCTAATAATAAGAAAGGCATATTGCCTGAAATTGATAATATAGAAAGTATTGACTGTTTGAATTGTGGAACTCTTAATTATGCCGATACTAACACGGCGGAGTTTGATATTCAAATAGAAATTAAATATAGAATTAAAAAATAGGAGGAAATAAATGATACCTGATAATATTAAAAAAATTGATAGAGACCAATTTATTACTTACCTTGACACTACTCCAGAAGGATCAAGTGAAACTTGGAAAGTATTAGGAATTGGTATCACTGAATATGGTATAGATTATAATCCAAATGTTGACGCTGAGAAATGGATTATCGAGAAAAATGCTAGAACTATTCATTCATCAAATGAGAAAAGTGGTAGCGTTACTCAAACAATGTATAAGAATGATCCATGTTTCGAGTTTGTTGCAGCAGGTAGAGATAAATTAAATTACAAGACACATATTCTTGATATTGATTTATGGAATGGAACAGGCACTGAAGGTTCTTTAACTTATCCAGCTAAAAAGAGTGATGGTATAATTGCTATTACTTCATTCGGTGGAGAAGAAGCAACTATTGAATTTGATTTGCATTATGACGGTGATCCTATCGAGGGAACTGTTACAATTGATTCAAATGGTGTTCCAACATTTACTGCAACTGCAAGTTTATAATATGACCTTTAAGGGTAGAGGGTAGATTAACCCTTGCCCTTTTTATTTTAGAGAAAGAGAGAGGAATTAAAATGATGACTGAGAAGGAAAGTTTTATTCAATTAAAAAAAGATAATGTAATAAGAATAGGAATTAAAGATAGTGAAGGCAATGATACAGGTAAGTATTTAAGTTTTGATTTGGAAGATATAACATTGCCTTTAAGATTGAGTGATTGTGAAGAAATGCACAGAAAGAATATAATTTATTTAAGAGATACATTTATTATTATTGATAAGAAAGAAGATCATAAAGGTAAAAAGATTTTGTCTTGGAAAGAAGAAGAAAAATTTAAAGCATTAAATCTATATTATAAAAAAGAAATGCAAGCACTTGACTTGTTTATTGGTGAGGGGAAAACACAAATGATATTAGATTTAATGGGTAGAAATCCTTATTATTCTATGTATGACGATATAAGTGAAATGTTAAACCCAATACTTCCGAAGTTAAAAATGAATGCTGATAGTATTAAAAAACAAATTATGACTAAATACGGCAAGAATAATGATAGTGAAGTGTTGAAGTAATGAATTATCCTGAATATGTAGAAGTGGAAGGAAAGAGATATAAAATCAACACCAATTTTAAAGTTGCAATAGAGTGTAATAAAATTGCTATGGACACATCAATAAGAGATTATGAGAGGGCATTGGCTATTATTTATAAACTTTTTGGAGAAAAAGGGTTAAATGACTTTGATAATCATGGGAAATTGTTAGAATTAGCACAAAAATATCTTGCTTGTGGAAAAGAGTTAAAAAGCAATAATGGTAAACCTGATATGGATTACGAGCAAGATTATGGGTTAATTTGGGCATCGTTTTTAAGTGATTATAACGGATTAGATATTGATAAAGTTGATATTCATTGGTGGAAATTTCAAGAATTAATTAATGGACTTTCTAATAATGAATTAGGCAATTGTTGTATATTAAATAAAATTCGTAATATTAGAAATAAGAAATTGAGTGAAATAAAAGACCCTAAAGAAAAAGATATTTATAGAAAATTGCAAAAAGAATATGCTCTTAAAAATGATGGCAATACAAAAGTTGCAACAGAAGAACAAAAGAAAAGTGCTATGGCATTTTTGGAAGCAATTGGAATGAAAGGAAGTGATTAGATGGATGGTTGGGTAACTATTGGTACTGAATTAGACACTAAAAGTTTTGAAAAACAAATAGATGATGTAGAAAATGAATTAAAACAAATTGATTATGAATTATCTAAAAGAAAAGAATTAAAACTTGATACTAGAACAATTAAAGATTATCAGGTTCGTGCCGAAAAATTAACTAATAAATTAACTGATTTAAGGAAAAAACAAGCAGAACTTGATACACAAGGAATGCCAAATATAAGTCAAATG